GAACGAATAAACTCATCTGCTATATGTCTTTGTACATGAGCAAATTCATCTAGTAAAATACAAGAAAAAGAAAATCCACGAATAGCACTGGAAGATGTAGATGAAGCTATAATCTTACTTCCATTCTCAAGTTCTAAAGAACCTTTATTCCATTCCTTAAGTCCTTGTTGAAGAAACTTAGGAAGATGTTGATATGCTATTTGTATACGTCCAAGCAATTCTCTAGCAGTGGCGGCCTTGTTAGCAAGAATACCAACCGTCTTAGATTGATTGAAAAGAACATAATGTAATAACCAACCCAATGTAGTAGTAGACTTACCAACTTGTCGGCCGGTCTTTACAATTACATTTCTATTTTTGGATATAGTTTGTATTAAATCTTTTTGGAAGGGATAAAGACTGAAAGGAATTAAACCTTCATCAACGTGGACAATCTTCACATGATTTTCTAAAAAATATATAATATCATCACGACATTTTATATATTCTTCAATTTCTTCTTTTGTAAAATTATGTTGAACATCCGATCTCTTTAAAAGAGAATTTCCTAAATATTGGTCACTCATATTATTTCTTTTTAGCTGATAGTAACTTCTGCAACTCTGCCGTTGATCCAATAAATAAAGAATTATTAACTGTCGAAGGATCTTTTGTTTCTTTTTCTATTTCTTTTTTTGTTTTTTGTAAAACTAAAAGTTCTTTTGTAGTATTCGTCAAACCAGAAATTAATTGTGTAACAACTTCAAATGCTCTAGGATTTTCTGATTCCTTTGCAACTGCTAAAAGTTCTTCAAGTGCATCATTACCTTTGTCTATAAGTGTATGATATTGCTGCTGAGAAAATTCATATTCAGAAGTAAGGTCTTGTGTATTTATCTCTACGCTTGGTGCTTTATCTCTTTCCCTTTTAACTAGATCACCAGAAATATCTAATACTTTATTTAATTTTACTACAGTGTCTTTATTCATTAGCTGAGGAACTCATCTTCGGATGGCAAGTCCGACCAAGTTTCAATAAATCCAAAGTCATTGGCTGGTGTTGTTAATACATTATCAGCCTCATCAATAACCTCATCAGAGTTTAAGTCAGTCAATGCTTTAGGTGTAATATTTATATTTACATTTTTCGCATTATTAAGATTAGTACCAATGTTGGCATCTACCTCTCTAATAGCACCAATGTTGGCATCTACCTCTCTAATAATACCTTGATCAGATGTCTTACCATATATATGTGCTTTAACAGTAAACTCAAGTGTGTGTAATAATGCCCTTCTTGTTATAAAATCACCTTCGTAAGTATCCTCTGTTGTAACACTGTTTAAAATAATTGGAATGTCACGTACTATTCCCATAGTAGACATCTCATTCATAGCAACATGAAACTCTGGTGTAAAGAATGGAAGAATCTGTTCCAATATCTGTGATCCATCATCACTATATTTTACCATAACAGTTAAAGTGATATTAAAATCATATGGAACAGGATTATATATTGTATTCAATTCTGTGACACTTTCACCCTTTACTTTTTTATATTTTTTTGTAGTTTGTAATTTTCTTGTAGGATCATAAGCATAATCTGTGATTTCAAAAGACATCCGTGGTAATGATAACACATCTTTTTGATTAAGTTTAGCTAAAAACTTTTCACTGGGTCCATATGCAATAGGAACTTTAAGTTCACGTTCAACAGTTCCATCCGACTTCATTCGTCTTATTGAAATATCATTAAATACTGTACCAAACAGGACTACAATATTTCTAATATTCTTATTATAAAAATGTGTTCCAAACATTATAAGTCACCCTCACTCCAAGGATCCATTTCAGAAAAGTCTAATATATTATCCCCATCCGTCTCTAGAATCTTATTATCAGAAAATCCATCATTTGGCAATAATTGATCATCTGTGGAGGTTACGCTCCAATTTGCAGCACTTGTATTGCCTGTAACATATGAATCACTTGCAAAAGTACCAACAATATTATAAACTCTCAATTTCCTTGTACTAGCAGTCCAAGATGCAACTACAGCCTTAGCTGTTGCGGTTGCTAAGGTATTACCTTGATATACCTGCTCATTTGGTGTATATGTTCCCAATCCACCAGCAGTCATTAATATATCAATTGAATACGCATTATCGGCTTCAACCTGATCAATAGCCGCGACACCAGTATCAATTTTCTCCCCACCATATTGAAATAATTCACATGTTAAATCAAAGACATAATTCTTTCCAACTTGATAAAATGGTTGTTCGTCTTCGACAAATTTAATTTCAAACAATCCTTTTGATAATGGAAACCATATAAGATCACCCTCTTTAGGGACAGCTGTACCAGTTACAAACTTAAACCGTTCAGCATGAACTGTTAAAATAAGTTCATCAGTAATTGTCATACCAAATTTAGATATAGCATCATCAGCTCCACCAAAATTATCCGAGGACTTAACATACATTTCAATATCATATTTAGTATCAAATGTTGATAAAACATCCTCATCTAATATTAAATCTTCTTTAACAAGAGTTCTTGGTAAGTATACTACATCTATACCAGCCTGTTGTATAACCTCTCTGTTAATCTCATTTAATAAGTTTTGATCTGCAGTTGCGTTTTGAAAATAAATATTTGAGGCCATTAACCTATCATCCCATCAGGTGGAAGTTCGTATTTTAAATTCATCTCTTCTTCCATTTTAGTAATTTCTTCGGTAGCTTCTGTAAATATTGTTTGGCCATCTAATGAAATACCACCGGGTAATGTGACACCCGTAAATTTCTTTAAATTACTTCCCCATTGTTGTTTAATTAAGGCAGTAGCATATTTTTTTAAGAACGCATCATTATATACCTGAGGATATGTAGATGGATCAAGTGCACGATATGCCTCTACAATAAGAATAGTATCAACTGAAAATTTATTCGCCCAATCAGTTTCTAAATATACTTTATCTTGTTTTCTATTAAACAACATCGTTGGTTGAATAGAAAATAAATGTTCAATTAATGAAAAATTAGTTTGTGACATAGCCCAATTAATTATTGCTGAGCTTTGCATATTTTCTAAATCATTTAAACGTAATTGATATTCCTCATTAAAGAATCCTGTTTGAAAAGCATTAAAATTAGGAATAGGAAGTACACGAAGAACACTAATAATAGCATTATCAACAGTTAGATATTCATTATTAATATCTTCTTGTGTTAATTTCTTTTTAAGAAAAACTTTTTCCACACCATCAAAATGATACTCTTGAAAATATTCAATTGCGTCATCTATTCGATCTGAAATCTGTTCGTCATCTACATTGATTTCTGTTACAGGGGCACCTAGCCTTCTTAAACAATAATCAATCAGTTGTGGTCGCGTAGATACTGCCATTTATTTCTCCTCTGCCCATTTAGACATTAATTCATTCCATACATACAATTTACCATCATCAGGATAAGGTATGGGTGCTTCCCATTGACAAGTATCTTCATTTAATACAAACGATTCTTCTCCTTTACGTTTTGGTGGAATAAAAGCATCCAATGCATTATCATAAGTATAACCCACTCCTGCATAATTTTTCCGAAAAGCACCGTTATAACTTGTTTGTTTCCAAATACTATCTGGAGCATATTCAGGGTGTAAATTATTTAAATAATCAATACCAAGCTGTTCTTGTTCATCATCATCTCCGTCTTTGATAATAAAATTAGCTACAACATGAACCTTAAGAACTTTATTATTTTCATCTAATGAAGCAAAATGTGCCATTTAACTTTCTCCTTATGCGATATAACTTCCGTCACCTGTCCACTCTATACAAGTATATAAACCTGTTGGACTTCCGGTTCCACCCGTTACACCACCACTATTATATTCTGATGTAAGAACTTTTAAATATACAACACCAGAACCCCCGGCGCCTGCATGATTACTATTAGCAGATGTTCCACGACCAGTGCTTCCACCACCGCTACCAGTATTAACATTACCAGCTTGTCCCGCACCCGGATCACCTGCACCTGCTGAACCATCACCGCCTCCGCCATCACCCCCTGTGCCACCATGACAGGGAGAAGAACCACCCCATCCTCCAGCGCCTCCGCCGCCTGCACGGGTAACGGGTGAGCCTGTAATAGATGAACTTTTTCCATCTCCACCATCACCACCAGCACCTACATTATTTCCAGGATAGCCGGTTTCGTTTGCCCCGCCTCCTCCTCCGCCTCCGCCTTTTCCGTTGCCAGATAGGACTTGGCCTGATATACCACCATCACCACCATGTTGACCTTGACCAGTATATGCTCTTCCTTTCGTACCAGTATCAAGTGCACTTGAGCCACCTGCATATCCATTACTTCCTGCTCCAG